TATGCTGGACAAGGAATAAGTGCCATTACAGCACTAGATCCTGGTTTAGGGTATATGAATGCACCTACTGTTACCTTTAGTGACCCTGATTTACCTGGCGGTACACTAGCTACAGCAGAAGCAGTGGTGACAGGAGGACGTATATACGGTTATAAGCTCCTTAATGGAGGTAGTGGTTACATACAAAGCCCAATAATTAGCGTGTCTGCACCTAATCCTAACCTCAGTGCGGTAGCTGATGTGGTTACAGGGAGCAGTTATATGATCAATATCGATATGGAAGCGTACCCATTACTCTTTATGGGAGTAATAGTGCAAGATGATCTAGGTCAAATGGACATAAGGGGTGTGAAAAGGAGTATACCTGGTGTAGAATTCCAGTGTACTGCGGATGGTACGAACGTACTAGTAGTAAATACGGTGTATATTGAGTCAAATCAAATCGCAAGTGACATTGATTTAGACGATATACAAGCTGGTATGATCATTGAAGGGTTCGATGACCCTACAATTTACGTACAACAGGTCACTTTAGCTGGTTCTACCATCCAAGTGAGTCAAAATATAGCTGCTGGTACGTACCGAGTGAACACAAAGACCGCAATTCAGATGGATGCTGCGTCAAATGCAACACTTACTGGTGTAGATTTCACTTTTACCGCCCCTCAAGTGTCAAATGCGACCGCATATACCCGTTTATTCCTTCAATCGGAGACTGGTAGCTCCTTTACATACGAAAATTCACGTGAAATTGCTCATTTTGATGGAAAAACGCCAAATGAAGACGGAAGTGTCACTCTAAATAACCTATTGAGGACAAGAAAGCAGACGGAAGGCAAGCAACACCTCCGAAATGACCATACTTTCTTGCATATTTACGTATAATGGCAGCTTTTGGACTAACAACGGGTGTTTGTACGGGTCACGGGTGCTGGCCACCAGCTGGATACGCCCCTTCTCCCGTCACAACCGTAAAAGTAACTAAAATTGCACCTCTTGTGAGTACACAAGTGCGTGTTACACATTGTAAACCGTGTGGAAAGAACCCTGCGTGCCATCCAGGCACTGTTGGGGTTGGTTGTGCTACCGTTGATTGCGGAGTAGGTGCTCCTTCTGTACCACTTCCAGTAGCTAAGACAGGTAATGCGGAGACAGATGCGGTATTAGCGAAGATTGGACCTAAGATATGTCCTACAGGGTTCCCTCCTGCAAAGATTGGAACAAGTATCAGTTGCGGATCAAAGGTTGCGGTAGGGGCACCTAATGTGCTATTATGTTCAGGAGGCAGTTCAGTATCTAAACTTGCTGCTCTTGCTGCTGCTATGGCAGCTCTGGGTTCGTTCCCTATATTATCAATTCCTTCTATTGGAGGAGGTGGTGGTTCAGGGTCACAATCTCCAGGTGATAACTCTGTTACCGATTGCTCTAACTAATGGCACTTTATTCAAACACATCTTTAAAGAAAGAAGCAACTCCAAAGAAAACCCGTCAGGGTACAGGAGCACATTCTAAGTACTCTGCTACTTCTAGAAATGGTGCAAAGAAAAGATATCGTGGACAGGGGAAGAAGTGACTTATCAAGCATTACCTAACTGTTTGCACGTAAAAGATAGCTCTGTCGCTGGACAGGGTTTATTTGCCACTGAGGATATAGCAGATGATGTTTATCTGGGTATATCACACGTAGTTGTGGATAGTACCATTATGAGAACCCCTTTAGGAGGGTTTGTGAACCATAGTGAGGAACCTAACTGCACAAAGGATCTAGAGATGGAAGAGTGGGGACAAATATATCATATGAGAACTCTTAGACCTATTAAGAAGGGTGAAGAGTTGTTTTTGAAGTACACATTCTATAAGGTAAGTTAAAAGTCGCTAAATAAAGTCACGACCTCGTGTATTAGTGTATGCCGAAGGCTATTGACTTTAAAGACGTATCTATTTCTTTAGGTATCAACCCTGTCACTGAAGACGTTCTTACTACCACAGATGAAACTGCGGTAAAGAGAGCGTTATATAATATTGTGATGACAAGAAAGGGGGAGAGGTTCTTTAAGCCAGATCTCGGTAGTAATGTTGCAGATTTGTTATTTGAACCTCTTGACTCTGCTACAGCATCTCTTCTAAAGGAGGAGATCGAGTATGTGATCACAAAGTACGAGCCTCGTATTAATCTTCTTCGTTGCGACATATCTGCCAATTACGATAGTAATGGCTTTGATTGTGCAATATCATTTGAGATCATCGGTATTATGTCCGATGTCCAAGTACAGGATGTTGATTTCTTCCTAGAAAGAACCAGATAAATGTCTTACGTTCAAGTTGCCAATTTAGACTTTACAGAGATTAAATCATCTCTGAAAGAGTATCTTCGATCTAATAGTGATTTCACTGATTACGACTTTGAGGGTTCAACTCTTAGTACCCTGTTAGACGTACTCGCTTATAATACGTACTACACGGCGTTTAACGCCAATATGGTAGTAAATGAGGCATTCCTTGAATCAGCGACCCTCAGGGACAATGTGGTGTCTCTGGCTAAGCAAATAGGTTATCTTCCAAAGTCTTCAGTATCTCCCACAGCAGTTTTAAACATTAATGCTGATTTTAGTACGCAGAATAATATTCCAGCAATCGTTAAGATGCCTAGAGGGTCACAATTCCTTACTAGGATCAATGGAACTACCTATTCATTCATTACAGCTAAGGATTATGTGGTTGGATTGAATAGTCAGTCAGTCGCAGAATTTCAGGACGTAGAAATTAAGGAGGGAAATTATGTCATCGAAACTTTCACATTCAACTCTGCCATTCCACAAAGGTTTATCTTACAAAACGCAGGGATTGACACGAGCACTCTCAAAGTTACTGTTAGACCAACATTTAATAGTACTAGTGTGGTCGAGTATCGACTAGCTGACAGTATTATAGGGTTTGACGGTACATCACAAGTCTTCTTCTTACAGGAAGGTGAAGATGAGCGTTATGAGATCATCTTTGGAGATGGCATCCTAGGTAAGAAGTTAGATAGTAACAATTATATTGAAGTTTCATATATCACCACTAATGGTTCTGCTGCAAACGCTGCTAGAGTGTTCTCTTACGGTGCTGTACTAGAGGATCAGGTAGGTGGGAATGATTATGCTCCCACAGTCACTTTAACAACTACTACAGCAGCGTCTGGAGGTGAATCTCTTGAAACAGTTGACTCAATTAAGCGTAATGCTCCGAAATTTTTCAACACACAAAATAGAGCAGTTACCGCAGATGACTACGAATCCATTATCCGTCGTATTTTCCCTGCGATTGCTGACATCGTTTGTTTTGGTGGAGAAGATGCTAGTCCTCCAGAATACGGAAAGGTTAAAATCGTCGTAAAGCCTAGCTACGCTACTAAATTAAGTGCGTACACTAAGAATTTGATATCTACAGATCTTAAGAAGTATGCTGTAGTATCAGTTACCCCTGAAATCGTCGATCCTTCTATTACATACGTTGAATTAAACTCAAACATCTATTATAACAAGTCTAAAACGACTTTGAATGAGTCTGAGTTGAAAGCAGCAGTAATTAATTCGTTAACTACCTATAGAGGTACCTCAGATCTTGAGAAATTCAATGGTAGGTTTAAATATAGTCGTATCGTTGGTATTATTGATGCTACCGATGAATCGATTACATCTAATGAAACAGAAATCAAACTAAGGAAGGATTTCATTCCTGTATTGAACACTGTTACTCAATATGAGATTTGTTATCAGAACGTAGTTAAGAGTGGATGCTCAAATCCTTCTGTACAGAGCAGTGGCTTTGTAGTAGCTGGGTATCCAAGTGATATTGTCTACTTAGCAGACGATCAAAAAGGTAATGTTTACCTATACAAGATCGATCCTACAACACAAAATCGATTTGTCCTCAATGCACAGCAAGGAACCATTGATTATGGTAAAGGAGAGGTAATGTTGAATCGGTTAAATATAATCAAAGGAACTTATGATGATGGAAGGATTGAACTTCGTGTCAGTCCAACAAACAAAGATATATACGCATATCGGGAAGCATATCTAAGTCTTGATTTGCAATCTAGCGTATTCCTGATCACCCAAGAAGCACTTATCTGATAAATGGCAGGTCCAAGTCTAGCAGCACTGATTGAAAGTCAGTTACCTGATTTTGTTGTCGAGGATTATCCCCTCGTTACGAATTTCCTGTCCAAATATTATGAAGCATTATCAATAAGTGAAGGACCACAGGATATTCTTAACAATTTTGAGAGATATCTTGATGTAGATACATTCTCACCTGAGATTCTTGTTAAGACAGCAAGTTTAGATATAGAAATACCTCTAGGTACTGATAATATAAACATTACAGTCGATTCGACTGATGGATTCCCTGATAGTAATGGGATGATAATGATTGATCAGGAAATCTTCCTGTATGAATCTAAAACAGACACTATCTTTTGGAATTGTGTCCGTGGCTATAGTGCAAAAACCAAAGTTGGTGACTTATATGAACCAATCAACTTTGTAGAGTCAGTTGCTGCTGTTCATAAGCAGTTTGCAGTTGTTAACAACCTAAGCAACCTTTTACTAGCTGCTTTAATCAAGAATTACGAAGAACAATATACTAGCGGTTTCCCATATCCTTATCTTAGAGACCAAACGAACAAGAACCTCTTAGTTAAGAGGATAAAAGACTTTTATAACGTCAAAGGTACACCACAGTCACTGGAGTTCATCTTCCAGATGCTGTTTAGTGTCAAACCTGATATCATCTATCCAAAAGAGAACGTATATAAGAGTTCTGAGTCTGGATGGAACAGTAAAGAGCTATTAGTGTGTGAAGTTATATCTGGAGACATTAGAAAGATCGTTGGTAATGAGATTATCCAATCTCCTGATCCATATAACCCTGAATTGACTGCTGCTAGTGCAATTATCGACAATATAGTCGGTGAACCTTATCAAGGTAGTCTACAGTACACTTTAACTATCTCACCTGGTAGTAAAGAGGGTATATTTGCTATTGCACGTCGTACATTCCTAATGAATGACGTTTCTACTAATGCAGGTCTTGGAGATCGTATAGATGTGTTCTCTACTGTCGGATTTCCAGAAAGAGATGGTCGTGTAGTCATTGGTAATGAAGAAATTACCTATAGTAGTAAGACTGCGACTCAATTTATCATTAAAGAAAGGGATGCAGTCAATTCTGACAATAAACAACTCTATAGCCACGCTAAAGGTGTAAGAGCATTTACAAAAAACAACCTTTCAGGTTTTTATACTGAAAATGGAGTTCGTAATGAAATAGAACTTCGTATCTATGGTCTTGTATCAGGATTAACCTCTCAAGGTATCGAACCAGAAGCAAGTTCTGGTCTAGAGTACGATGAAACCGCAGACAACTACTTTGATGTAGCTAGTGGTGGTATTCCTTATGTCTCATTCAACAATATGGTTGAATTTAAGGCATCTGGATTCTCAGATGACCTTCCAATGTCAAATGAGTGGATTGTCAATCAAAACTTTAGTAAGTTATCAGGTTCTGATCCTAGTAACGTAGGAACCAACAATATTAAGGATAAAATTCTTTCAGATGTCACTGCAATCTATAGAGATGCAGATAATTACTATATTGCGTCTTCTGGATTCCCATCTTATGCTATAGGACCATTTGACAACATAAGTGTACCTGAAGATCAAGAGCATTTAAAGATTCTTCCTAGAGAACCAGTAAATGCAAGTACAAAGGAGTTAACAACCTCAACTGAAGTTGGTGTTATGGTTAATGGTGTTCCATTACTTAATCATAAGTCATCAAGAGGTCTAGATTTCGGTTTACTTGAAAGAATCGACGTTGTAGACAAAGGAAGGAACTATAGCCTACCTCCAAAGGTTATTATTAGTGGAAATGCCACAGCAGAAGCAGAGATCAACGGAATTGGAGAAATTACATCTGTAAACATCACAAATCAAGGTTCTGGTTACACAACTGCTCCTACAGTTGAATTTACCTCTGGATCTGGTGGACAATTTACTGTTTTGATTCAGCAAGGTGAAATTGCGAACATTTATCTCTCTGTAAACCAAAATGCTGAGATTATAGACGCTGGAAGCAATTACACGGAACCACCTGATGTTTTTATCTACGATGCGAGTGGAAAAGGTAAAGGTGCGTTCTATACTTGTCAAATAGACACTGCAACAGGTAAGATCACTGGATTCACTAGACAATCTGGTGGATTTGACTATGAAGACGGTTCTACAACTGTCACACTAGTACCTAAGTCTAGATCTGCTTCAGCAACTGCTGTTTTGACTAGATGGCAGTATAACAGATACTTAGAGATGTCTGTTGACAATGGAAACGCTGGTGGTATCGTAGAAGACGCAAATGATCCTAATTATGGATATTCTTATGGCCATATCATTGCTCCTACCTCTTTAAAGATTTTAAGACAGGATAATGTTGATGGTCAGGGTAACCCACTCTCTAATAACAGTCATTCTCCAATATTAGGTTGGGCGTATGATGGAAATCCGATATATGGTAGTTTTGCCTACGAAGATCCATATCAAGATGTTACTGCTGCGAATCCTACCATTAAAAGGATGGAATCTAGCTGGAGACTTAAAGCATCAAGAGGATCTAACGCTCCAGACACAAATACCTACTCATTAGGTCGTTTTACTAATGATTTCGAGTTTATTGAAAGATTAGGAACACTAGACGCTAATAATGGTCGTTTTTGTACTACACCTGAATTTCCAAACGGTGTATACGCTTATTTCTTAACTACAGACGATAATGAGTCTCCTACGTTCCCATATTCGATCGGAGAGGCATTTTACAATGTTCCTGTTGAAGAAAACTGGAAAACTAAGTCTAAACAGAAATATTTGCCAGATGGAGTCCGTAGAAGAACTGTAAACGCCACAGCAGACACTGGAGAGCTCTTAACCTCTAGAGTTAGTGGAATTGAGTATGGACCGATCACAGATGTTGAAGTTCATCAATCTTCTTACAATTTTACGAATGAAGATGTTCTATATGTTGATAATTCCATTAATGACAATGGAGATGGATTATTTGCTGCTGTAGACCAAATTCAAGGTCAACAAGTTGCATCCTTGTCTTGTAACACTCCAAAGAACAATTATTTCACTTGTGACAGGAATGTCTACTTAAATCACAATTCTCAACTAACTCAGAACAATACTGGTGCTATAGCTACTGTAATTGGTCTAATAGAAGAGACATCACAGTTTGTTGTAAAAAATGTTACAGGTAACTTCAATCTCACTGATACAGTTGATTCTACAACTGAGATTTACAATATTACCTTTGATAACACTGTATTAGCAGCAGTTGGTGATGAAGTTGTATATACAGTCAATTCTGGTGGTGTAGCACACGAAGTAGCTATTGGTAAGGTTTTACGTAACGTTGTTGATAAGAATACTGTTATTGTTGAATTAAAACCTGCTAACCCCAATCAACTCACTACAGTAGACGGTGATGGTAATACAGTTACTATACCAAGCACATCATACAATGATTTGGGATTTTTTGCAGTTGGTAATGGTTGTCAAGTCAATGTTAGTGCTGCAACCATTGTTAATGTTAGATCTTTGTCTAAAGGATTTAAACTTCTAGAAGTTGAAGATAATATCGCAGTTTTAAGAACAGATAACGTCAGACACGGTTTAGCAGTTGGTGATGATGTCATTGTTACTGTTGAACCTGATTCTTCTATCTCTACTCAGAAGTATTATGTTGAGACTAAGAAGTATCATACTGTACAATTAAACGAACCTACAAAAGTCAGTCAGATCAATGGATCTGGGATAGCTAGAGTTAGTATTATTAATGCTGGTAGTGGATTTACTCCTAGCACAGTCTTCAGTGGAATTAATGTTACTAATTCATCAGGTACAGGATCTGCTGGAACCCTTACTGTTACTACTGATGCTGGTGGACACGTTGTTAATGCTCAAATCATTACTAAAGGAGATGGATATGAGTATGGTAATGTAGTAACTATACAATCTAGTCTTTTAGGTGGTAATGTCAATAGTCAAGAAGCTACATTCTTTGTAGATGCTGCTGGTTGTGCAAAAACTGATACTGTCATAACAGTAACCAGTGGTTCTGGCTACTCTAGAGATGATATTATTAAAATCACTGATGAAGAGTGTCAGATCACTAATGTTACAGGTAATTTCCTAACTGTCATACGTGGTGTTAATGGAACTGAAGCAGAAGATCATATTGAAGGAGTAGATGTTACACTTATAACAAATTATTACAGATTCAATAAGGATTCCAATGTATCATTCAGTGGAAACAATGCTTGGATTGATTCATATGATCCTGAGACTCATAAGTTAATTGTTTATTACATTAATGAAGGAGATACAATAATTGACCCTACTTCTACCTTCTTAGATGGTAGTACACCTAATAAACAGGTTTCTATATCTACTGTTGAACCTACTTCTTTGAGATTTAGGTTTAGGAAGGATGGAGAGACAGAATGGAATAGAAATATCAGTATTGAGTGTCAAAAGACTTATCGTTATCTTTTTGATACTTCTGATCCATCATTAGTCAACA